ATTAAATAAAACTTATTTAAATCAGTTTTAATAGATTTTATACTATTTCGTTATATAACTAGTATAAAAATGATTAAAACTTCTTAAACAAGAAGAATATAACAAAAAATAGTATGATAAAAAATTGATTAAAAATAATATGATGAGAAATAGATAAGATATCAAAATATTTAATAAAATTTGACAAAATAGAAAGTTATAAAGATGGAGAATTGATATGAAAAATAGAATTAACAAAGAAACAGAAAAAGGCTTGGTCAATATTAACAGATAATAAGAAAGATGAAATATTATTTTGATGAGCTGTTTGATGATGAAAATCTTTTGTATGAAGTTTATGGATAATAATAGATTGTTTATTAAATGAAGATGTAAGATATTTAATAGGAAGAAGACAATTATCAGATTTACAAGATACAACATTAAAAACATATAATGAGATATTAAACTTATTATGACTTAAAGAATGAGAAGATTACAAATTAAATCAGCAAAGCAAATCATATAAGTTTAAGAATAATTCAGAATGTGTATATAGAGACTTACAATTTCAGCCTAGAGACTCTTTATATAACAGATTGGGTTGACTAGAGCTGACTGGATATTTTCTTGATGAGAGTCAAGAAATCAATAGACAAGCAGTAACAGTTTTAAATTCTAGATTAAGAAGAACTGAAAAGAAAGATGTTAATTGAAATTTAATATGGAAGAAAATATGAAAAAGTTTATATACTTGCAACCCTTGAAAGAACTTTGTATATACTGATTTTTATTTACCTTTTAAACAGTGAGAATTAAAAGAAAATAAAAGTTTTATATTTTCAAATATTCTAGACAATCCTCATCTTCCTGAAAAATATGTTAAAAAGTTAAAAAAATTAAATAAACAAGATTATGAAAGACTAGTTAATTGAAATTTTGATTATGATAATGATCCTCTATTATTATTTAATTATGATGACTTATTACAACTTTTTTATACAGATGTTATTAAAGAAGACAATAAAATGTATATGAGTATTGATTTAAGTTGAAAATGAAATGACAAAACAGTTATTTTAATATGGAAATGATTACAAATAGTTAATATTATTGAGGAAGCAAAAACAGATTGGACAAAGTTAATTCCAAAACTAGAAAAATTTGAGAAGAAATATAATATAAACAGAAGGAATATTGTTATTGATAGTGACTGATTATGAGAGAATTTTATTGACTTTTATCCAAATTATTATAGATTTAAAGGTTGACATTCTTATTTTAAAGATGAACGACTTTGAAAGGATGAAGAAAGATATCAAACAAAATTTAAAAACTTAAGAACTCAATGTTATTTCTTATTATCTGACTATATTAAAGAAAATAAAATTTGAATAAACAAAGAACTTGAAGCTTTTAAAGACAATATAACGACAGAATTATGATTTGTTAAAGAAATTATTCAAGAAAATTGAATTAAATCTATATTATCAAAGAAAGAAATAATTGAAAACTTATGACATTCTCCAGATTATGCTGATGCTATAATGATGAGATTTGCTTTTGAACTTGATAATAATAATTGAGATTATAGTATTGTTATATGATAAGTCAATAAAAATACTATTTCTGTAAGTAGATATACATTTTTTGTAAGTAAATATACATTTTTTGTAAGTAAATGATAAAAATAAAATTAAATAATAAGAATTAAATAGTATAATACTTAATAATATAATATAATATAATATAATAAAAGAAATATGGCAAAGTATATTTGAAGGAAAATATCAGTTTGATTTTGAAAAGAAACAGTGAGATGAACGGCAGTATCAGCAACTAGTTGGTTTCCTCAAACGACAATAGATTTTGATGAGAAATTTGAGAATGTAATACAAGAAGGAGCATTATGAAATATTGTTGATAGTAATGAGTCTTTTAATACAAAGAGATGGGCAGAATGATCAATAGAAGGAGATTTACAAATAGAGAATAGCTGATTATTATTTTTATGATTATTATGACAAATAACTTCAGTAGAAACAGCTTGAACTTGAGCATATGATCATACTTATACTTTATTAAATTCAAATCAACATCCTAGTTTGACAATAGTAACAGAAGAAGATAATGGAAACACTAGTTTTTGACTTTGAATGATTGAAGAATTAACACTTTCTTGAAATATATGAGAAATAGTAAAATTAAAAGTAACATTTAAAAGTAAAGCTTGAGTAACTACAACAGCAACAGCAGACTTTATTGATAATGATAATACATTATTAACAAGACATTGATTATTTAAGGTAGATTCTATAGATATTCCATTTAAAAATTTTTCAATAACTTTTAAAAAGAATTTAATTGATGATTTTACTTGATGAGATATAGATATTCACGATATTTTGAATCAACAATTTGAAATAACATGAAATATTGAATTTGATTATGATAGTAACACATTTAAAAATTATGCTTTAAATAATGAAATTAAACCTATATCTATTTTAATACAAAATTCTGATGTGACTATTTGAGTGAATGATTCTCCTACCTTATCAATAGAACTGTTAAAATGCAGTTTTACAAATTGGGATAGAAATAAAACAAACAATGAAATAGTTAATCAAACAATTGATTTTAAGTGACATTATGATATAACAACTTGAAGCATTTGAAGTATACTTTTAAGAAATACAACAGCTTCTTATTAAAAAATAATAAAAAATTAAAATGAATTTTAATAAAAATAAAAATTATAAAAGAGGTGTACAACAATTTAATTCGAATTGATCTTTAATAATATCTCAAGAATGAATTTCAGGAACAAATGGCTTTTCAACAGAAATATGAAATACAGCTTGGTGAATATGAAAAACATCACAAGATTTTTCTCTATTCAGATGACTATGGACATATAATGTTCCTTTAAGTATATGGAATGTTAAAGAAAAATGAGTTGTTATTACAGATCCAGCTGATTTAACACAAGTTACTTCAGATCAATGAGCTCTATTATTAACAGCTGATACTGTTTGAGAATGATGTGAAATTAAAAGCAAAAGAAATATAAGATATCAACCGAATAGATGACAAATTTTTTCTACTAGTGCTTTTCTTCCAAATAAAGACTTTTGAATAAGAGCTTTATGATTGTCTACAGCTGATAATACAGCAGCAGTTTTCTTTAAATTGAATGCTTGAACTTTACAAGCTCTAGTAAGAACTACACTTACAGATGAAAAAACTATTGATATAGATTATGAAAGTTTGTGAATAGACTTAAGTAAATGAAATCTTTATGATATTCAATATCAATGGAGATGAGTCTGAAATTACTATTTTTATATCAATTGAAAACTAGTTGCTACTATTGATGAACTATGAAAATTGGATCAGGTTTCAATACCTTTTCCTTCATTATCTGTATATTTTGCTACTAGAACAACGGTTACTTGACAAATTTGTGATTTAAGAGTATGATGTGTAGATGTAACAAGTGAAGGATGAAATAAAGAAAATCTAGTATATTGAAGTGTATCAAATCCAATAGAGAAAGAAATATATGCAGCCGATACACCATTGTTAATTATATATAATCCAACTACTTTTAAACTGAAAGTAAATACAAGAGATAGTATATTATGAAAAGTAACTGTATCAGCGGATGTAAGAAGTTATGCAAAAATATATTTAACAGAAGATCCTACTGCTATTATTTGAGCTACTTTTAATAATGTAAGTGAAGATTCCACTATTAAATATGATACGGAAGCTACTTCTATAGATACTGCAAAGTGTGAATTGATACATAACCAAAGAATTACTATGAATGAAGCTACAGAAATATTAAATACAATTGAACATGTTGATTTTTTTATTCATCCTTGACAATATTTTATAGTAACTTTAAATAAAGAGAATTATAATTGAAATGTAAGTGCAGTATCTACAATACAGTGGTGAGAAGAATTATAAAATAATTTTAAAATATGTTAATAAGTAAAGAAAGAAAAGTAGAATTAAATAAGCTATTGAAAGAGTATTCTCAGAAAGAAGTTGATATGTGAAAGAATACTTTCAAAGTTATAGCTTCAACTAGTTCAAAGGATAGAGACTGAGATTATGTTAATGTAGATTGATGGAAAATTGATAATTATTTAAAAAATCCAGTTATTTTATCAAATCATCAATATTATATTGAAAATATTGTTTGAAAAACAACAAAAATATATAAGGAATCATGAAAACTTATTGTAGAATGAGTTTTCTCTGATACTGAAGAATGAAAAATGTGTAATAAACTATATAATTGATGATTTTTAAAGACAGTTTCTGTTGGTTTTATACCAATTAAATTTAAAGATTGAGATACAAATTATATAGAAGAACAAGAATTACTTGAATTATCTTTTGTTGCTGTTCCTTCAAATCCGGAAGCTTTAAGTATGGATTCAAAAGAATTTAATAATTTTATTGAAAAAGGTTTAATTAAAAATGATAAAGATATCAATAAAATTAAAAGTTTATCTGATAGAATAGCGGAAATTGAATTAAAACTAGATATTATGAATAAAAAGCTTAAAAAAAATAGTGAATCAATAATAAAAAGTGATGAAGATGAAGAATCAATTAAGAAAGTTTTTCAAGAAATTGAGAAATATTTCAAAAAGTATACTTAATATAATTAAAAAAGTATAATAAAATAGTATAATAA